CATACTCTGCTATGGTTCCTAACTTAAACCCGTTGGAGATTGCATTGTATGGAGGAGTTTGAACAGTTATGGTTATGGAAACAATATGATCCATGCGTGAATGATTATGTTATATGGGATAAGAGAGAATATGGAATAGATCGGGGATGGGTATATTTTAAGTGTGAAGAGTATATTACTATAGAGACAGGAGTTAAACCTAGACCTAAAGCAGATTGTATAGAGGGTTGTAATGGTAAGGGTAGAGTATTACATAGAAGTGTTCATACATTGTTGTTATGTGGTAAAGATAATTGGTGTCAGTTAGAGTATATAAAATCACGTAAACCACCGGAGGAGATTCACCATTATTCAGAATGTGATGACTAAGATCTTAAAAGTATGGAAGTATGCATTAGGGTCATTCCATGATGATAAGACAAGAGAATATGATAATTGGGTTTGTTTCATACGAACTATGATTATGGTGCAGTTGGTTATTACCAACTGTTTTATTGTGGCAGGTAATATAAGACATTGGAATCACACGCCAAGTGAACCTCAAGTGATAATAATAAAGGGGGACGGTTAAACTGTCCTTATAATATAACTACTGGATTAACAATGAGACCCGCAGAAGTTCTTAAACAGATGAAAGAATTGAAAGAAGCATGGAGAAAACAGTCCTTTGTTTTCACTAGAGAACAGAAAGCAGAGTATGACAAATTGCTACAATTAAGGCGTGAGCGGGTTCAATACATGCATAAAAATGGTATGGTATCTAAAGGAGGGGTTAAAAAGAAAGAAGTGGATCCAACCACTCCTTAATCCTAAATAATTAAAAATAGTACATCACAATGCCTTATCACGTTAAAACTCCTGGCAAATTAGAAGTTGGGGATGTATATTGGAAAGAGAATAACTCTTGGACTAATACCTATGCAGACAGAAAGCAGTATGCCAATAAATCGGATGCTGATGCTGTTAAAGCAACAACTGTTACTAAGAACGGTATAACTTATCAACCTGATTGGTTTAAGAACTCAACTGTTGTTACTGAATGATGAAAACTTTTCAGAGTTTTATTACTGAAGCAGAAGATCGTTATGACCGTGAAGGCACTGCTATAGGTGGTGGTGGATTGAGTCATAGAGGTGGTACAAAAATAGGTTCTGATCGTAAGAAAGAGCGTGGGGATATGCCTTCTCCACATTCTAAAGGTCAGGCAAAACCAAGAGTTAAAGCAATAGGTGGAGGTAAAACTGAACCTGCTAAACCATACAAACAGCGTAAAGATGTAGGTACACAAAGACCTAAAGGTAGAACTTCTGAAAGATTACAACAACCAACTCAGAAAAGAGGGAGTGCTTCATTAACAGCAAGAGAACAACAACGCAAGGCAGCGCAAGAACGTAGAGCAGCAAAATCAGGTGAAAGTAATAAGAAAGACCTAGAGAAGGCAGCAACTAAGTTATTAACTAAGAAAACAACTAAGACTGATCCTAATTACAAACCCGTGAAAGCATCGGGTCTTACTACTAAAGAACGTAAGGCACTTTATAAGAAGGGTGAAAGGGCATTACGTGATATTAGATTAAAGAATCTAGGTAAAAAGAAAGAGAGCGAATTAAAGCATAAGATTACATCTAAATGACCCAATATAATTGTAAGGTGAGATATACTGATGATCGTGGAAGGTCTCATAATATTGAAATAGAATCTGATTTATCTGATAGAAGATATATTGAGCAACTTGTGAGGGCAAGATATCCTGCTAAACAAGTGTTTATCAATATTGTCAGTCAAGCGTGAATATAAGGGGGGACGCATAAACTGTCCTTATAATGAGCAATGATTTTGTTATGCTACTTGAAGAAGCAGAAGTAAAACTAAATGCTATTGATAAGGATAGTGCGCCTATTCCTGGTAGGAACAAGGGTTCTAGAGGTCAATGGATTGAACAACAATTAGGTTTGGATTTGGGTTCAAACTTAATTGATTTTTCTAATGGTGAATTAAAAGCATTTAAAGAAGGACAAACCATTGCCGTGACTATGCTTCAACACTGTTTAGATGAAGTATTTGATAGAGGTGTATCATACAGTGAAAGTAGTGTTGGTAAGAAATTAAAGAATGTATTATTTGTTAAGTTTGCTAAGACTGGTGAATTTGTTAAGTCATTAGTATCTAATACAGATAATTACAGACAATTGTATTATGATTTAAGTACTGATTACAATTATATTTGTGAGAAGATTCGTGAAAGATATGATAATAATCAATTGCTTAATACTATTACTGGTCCTAATAAACTATTACAAATTAGAACTAAATCTAATAAGAATACACTTGGAAATTATGTGCCATTAGAGTATAATGGTAAGAGGTTAAAGGATAAAGGAATGGCATTTTATCTTACAATCACCTTTGAGAAAGTATTATTTTCATGACATCAACTGCACTTCAAGCACTAACAGCAACCACTGGTAATCGTACTGATAAATGGAACACTCCTACTTCATTTGTGGGAGATGTTGTTAAGTTTTTTGGTACGATTGACCTTGACCCATGTTGTAATGATGTGGACAATCCTAATGTACCTGCACTCAATTATTATAATGAGCAAACCAATGGATTAGCACATGATTGGCATGGTAAAGTGTTTATGAATCATCCTTACAGTGATAGTAAAACTTGGGTTCCTTATGCTGCTTCACAGTATAAGTTAGGAAATGTAGAGGAAATGGTGTTACTAATCAAATTAGATATTTCAACTAGATGGTGGCAATCAATTGGTGAATATCCTTGGATTGCTGTTAATACTAGATTGAAATTTGGTAGTGCTAAGAGTGCAGCACCCTTTCAGTCTGCTATTGTATACCTTGGTAACAATTTAAGCAAGTTTAATGAAGTATTTGGCAAGTATGGATTATTATATGTAAGGGGGGACGTTTAAACTGTCCTTATAGTATAGATCTCTTAATGTATGAAGTATTACGTTACTCACAATTTCACATCTCATCCTCTTAGAGGTAGATCAATCACCGCTAAAGTGGGTGATAGAATAACACAAAATGCGTACAATCGTTTATCCTCTAATATTAGGGAACGATGCTTAATTCCCGCACGTAATGCACCAAAGAATTGTGATTTTACTGATGCTGAGTGTAACTATCTGGTTTCACAATATTGTGCTGATGTATCACAAGAGGATATTATTAGAGAGTTCTATGAGCTATTTCCTACCCATCAATTGAATGGTGGTGTTGAATGTCAACTGCGCATTATTGCGGGGCAAGATAATTATAATCTGGATGATAAGGGTTTAGATAATCCTGGGAGGGTATTACTCCAAAGTATGATGGAAATTGACCCCGCACGATTTGTATCATAAGGGGGACGTTTAAACTGTCCTTATAGTGTACCTGTGAGCGTCTGTGATGGCGTTCTAATGCCTTTTATGGTATAATGTATTGATTAGGGTATTTTAATGGTTAAATTACACAATCATCAACTGAGAGTCTTAGCAAAGATGCACAAGTATCAGAAGGGGCAAGTTATTGTTCCTACTGGTGGTGGTAAGACTATGTGTATGATTACAGACGCTAAATGTGTATTAGAAGGTGAAAAACAGACCTTAGTTGTTGTATCTCCACGTATATTATTAACCCAACAATTATCATCTGATTTCCTAGAGCATTTGGATGGTGATATTAAAGTAATGCACGTACATAGTGGTGATACTGAACATTATGCAACAACAGATAGCAAGAAGATATTTAAATGGGTGGAAGAATATTGGCATTACAATAAGATTATTTTCACTACATATCATTCACTCCATAAGATTCAAGAGTCTGGTATTCCGGTGAATACAATATACTTTGATGAGGCACATAATAGCGTTCAAAGACATTTTCATCCTCCTACTAGATTTTATGCAAGTTTAGGGGGTACTAGGTGCTATTTCTTTACTGCTACTCCTAAACATTCTGGTTCTGATGAAGATCCTGGTATGAATAATGAGTATGTGTATGGTAAAGTATTGGAGCAAGTTCCTGCACCTGAATTAGTAAATAATAACATCATTCTTCCTCCTAAAGTTGTAGTGAAGGAGTTAGATATGATTAGAGATAGGAAAGCAACGGCAGAAGATGATGCTGACAATATATTAACAACCATTGATGACCAAAATGTTAGTAAGATCCTTATTTGTGCTCGTAGAACAGCACAAATCACTAATTTAGTGTCTGATAGTAAACTAACCACTGAATTATATGCAAGAGGATATAATTGGATGTATATTACATCTAAAACTGGTGCAGTTATCAATGGAATTAAAGTTAGTAGAGAAGAATTCTTTAAAACGTTAAGAACTTGGGGTAAAGATGATACCAAGAAGTTTATAGTTATGCACCATAGTATTCTGTCTGAAGGTATTAGTGTTCCTGGATTAGAGGCAGCATTGTTCTTACGTAATATGGATTTTATCACCATATCTCAAACAATTGGGAGGGTAATTAGGAAAGGTAATGAACAGAAACAGTTTGGGATAGTAGTAGTTCCAGTTTATGATAGAGTTGGTATTAGTACTGCTAAGAATGTGACGGCAGTTGTTGATACTATCTTCAATAAAGGTTTACCCGCTATTAGTCGCTAAGGGGGGACGGTTAAACTGTCCTTATAGTGTACACACGTTTTTGATACTCTATGGCAACTCGTCGCCGTTCTTCTGCTACTAAATCCGCAAAGGTCGCAACGAAACCAATTGTTAAAGAGTCCATTAAAACTGTTAAGAAAAGTTCAGTTACTACTCCTAAACGTGTAAATAATGTTACACAAACTGAGATTAAAAAAGTGACTGAAACTCCAACCCCTGAAAAAGTACGACCTGCACAACCTAACTTAAAATGGGAAGATTACAGGTCTGATGCTCAAGTTCGTTGGGAAATTCATCAGTATGAGACTAAAGAACTTTGGTCAGATATGGTAAAAGTTTATCATTCTGTCAAACCAATTGTTCTTAAAAGTGTTGATTACGTGAAAGATTCTTACGACAGAGCATTTAACCAGGACAGTAAATGAACTGAACACCGATCCCCTTAAATGGGGATTTTTTATGCTATCATACATATATGAAAAACACACATCTCGAACACCCAGAAGATACTATTCTCAATGGTGATCTTAGTGTATTAAATTGGTTCACCGCTGATAGTAACATTTCTGCTAAGATTGACGGTGCTCCAGCAATAGTTTGGGGGACACATCCTAATGGCAAATTCTTCGTCGGCACCAAAAGTGTCTTCAACAAAATCAAAATCAAAATCAACTATAACCATGCCGATGTTGATAGAAACCATCAAGGAAAAGTGGCAGATATTCTCCATAAGTGTCTTGATTGTCTTCCTATTACAGATAGTATCTACCAAGGTGATTTCATCGGTTTTGGTGGCACTGATAGTTTCCATCCTAACACCATCAGATATTATTTCCCAACTGAAGTTCACCAAGAAATCATAATTGCACCCCATACTGTATACAAAGCAGATACAGATTTGAGGGATGCTGATGCTTATCCGTTAATGTATGAGTTGAAAAGTGATGAGGATGTGCTATTTGTGCAACCTGATGTTACAATAGCAGATAATAGGGATGATATAGAAGATATGTGCCAGTTTGCAAGGCAAATGTCTACTTTATGCGAATTTCCCGATAGTAAGACAGTCACTAGGATTAAGAAGCAATTGAATACATGTATTAGGGAAGGAATTGAGTTAGATGATATAACTTTAGATGCATTAGCCCATGATAACATAGTGGACGTAAATGTCCTGCGTTTGTGGAAGTTAGTATGGTCAATTAAGTTGGATATGTTTGCATTTATTGAGAGATATGATGATATCGATTGTTTTATCGAAGAGGAAGAATGTGGGCATGAAGGTTATGTGCTTTCTAATGAGTATGGAATGTTTAAGTTAGTCAATAGAGAAGGATTTAGTAAGGCAAACTTTACCATTGCTAAGAGTTGGTAAGGGGGGACGGTTAAACTGTCCTTATAGTGAGAAACAAAGCAGGCATTTATAAGTCCTGTTTTTGTTTCTCCCACCTATTCATTTAAGGAGGATTATGCCCACCAAAAAGGTAACAATGGAAGACGTAATTCATCCGATTGAGTTACACTATCAACGTTCAATCCCTGCAATGGTATTAGATTGGACTGAAGAGTTAGTAACAAGATTGCAGAAGGATTACGATCGTCAGTATAAGAACAGTTCACAACCTTGCAAGTTCAGTATA